GACCAATAAAGATATTGATGTTGAGGTGGCTGAGAATGTCTTAACTATTTCGTATGTAAAAGTAGATAACAAAGATAATGAAGTAATCCATAGAGGATTAGCAATGCGTTCTTTCAAAAGAAGTTTTAACTTAGCTGAAGATATTGAAGTTAAGAAAGCTTTCTTTAAGAATGGACTGCTTTCTATTGTCATGGAAAGAATTATCCCTGACGAAAAGAAACCTCGTAAGATTAAAATATCTTAACAAGATTGGGCAGGTTGTAATGGTCTGCCCTATCCTACATTAGAATTTAAAGCATCTAGTTCTGATTCTAGTTCATTATGTATGTTAAGTACTTTATGTCTAGCTTCTCTTATAACTGTCTCTACAATTTTTAAATCATAACCTCTAAATACTTTCTTAGCCTCGGCTAGTGGTAGTCCGCTTGTCTCAGTCACTAGCCTGCCTTTAGTATCAAAAAGTATATGGAAGGATAATATGTTCGCTTCCGTTGCTTTCATTTTATATCTCCGTAAATGTTACTTTATCTTGTTTACCTCTAAGTCCTGCTTTCATATAAGCAGTTGCTCTACCTTCAAAGAAGTTCTGATGTTCCACACCAAGCACTTCATCTAACCAAGGTAAAGGATTTTCTCTTTGATCAAAGTTAGTCTTTAATCCTAGTTGAAGTAATCTTCTATCAGCTATGTATCTATTGTAAGCATACATATCTTTCTTAGTAAGTCCTTGTAAGTCTCCCATTGCAAATACAAGATCAAGGAACTTATCTTCTAACTCTACCATTTCTCTACATATCTGGTATAGTTCTTTCTTAAATTTATCTGTCCATATATCTAGGTTCTCTTGTATAAATTCTCTGAACAGTTTAGTCATAGCCTCAACGTGTAATGATTCATCACGTATAGAGTATGTAACTATCTGCCCCATGCCTTTCATCTTTCCAAATCTAGGAAAGTTTAACAAGATTGCAAAGCTACTGAACAACTGAAGTCCTTCTGTAAACGCTGAGTATACTGCAAGTGTCCTAGCTATAGCTTGCTTGTCTCGTCTAGTAGGTTTAAAGTCTTTAATGTAGTCATGCTTATTAGCCATCTCTTCATACTCTGAGAAAGCTTTGTATTCTATATCAGGCATACCAACTGTATCTAAAAGTAAACTGTAAGCATGTTGATGTATTGATTCCATGTTTGCAAAAGCACACATCATCATCCTAGCTTCAGGTTTCTTAAATATTCTCATGTACTTATCTATATAACCTGAACCAACATCTACATCTGATTGAGTAAACAATCTAAATATCTGTGTCAATAAATTCTTTTCTTCATCACTAAGTTCCTGCCAGTCTTTTACGTCTGTATGTAGCGGTACTGATTCAGGCAACCAATGCATTTGGTTTTGTTCTACATACTTATCAAACATCCACGGATGGTCGAAGGGTTTGTAGTAATCTCTATTGCTTAATAAGCTCATTTGTTCTCCTGTAAATAGTTAATTGTTTTTGTTAATGTTTCTATGTTGTCTTTAAAATGTCCTAATCCTGAATTACAATAAAGGCAAAGGATACCTCTTACTTTATTTGTTGTATGACAATGGTCTATAAAAGGTTTGGTACTATGCTTGTCGTGTAGAAAAGATACCAAACATATTTTACATTTATGGTTTTGTTCTTCTAACATGGTGTCGTATTCTTTAGATGTTATATTATATCTTTTTTCTTGGCTTTTACGAAGGGTGTTTTTCACAATGTTTCTTTTAAATAATTAATAGCATTTGTAATGTTTTCAGGGCTGTCTTTAAAGTGCCCTAGTCCTATATTACAAGAAGGACACAGTATACCTCTTACTTTATTTGTTGTATGACAATGGTCTAGTTGTTGTGCGTGTAAATAGTCTGTTTTAGTTTCTAAATTATAATTATCATTAAACTTAATCGAACATATTTTACATTTATGGTTTTGTTCTTCTAACATGGTGTCGTATTCTTCAGGAGTAATATTATATACACGCTGTCGGTAAATAGACATTTTGTGTTTTTTATTTTTGTAATAGTGTTCGCTGACTTGAGCAGCAATTTTTTCTTTATTCTTTTTACGATATTGTGTAATATACATACGTCTATTTTTTTTATATGCCTCTGTTTGTTGATATGCTTTGTTTCGAGCAGCAATTTTTTCTTTATTTTTTTTGTTGTATTTTCTATGATAAGCAGCGATTTTTTCTTTATTTTTTTTGTTGTATTCTTTTTTATAAGCAGCTAGTTTTTCTTTATTCTTTTTTTGATATTCTTTTGCCTTAATTGCTATCTGTTCTTTATTCTTTTCTCTGTATTCTTTTGCATAAGCAGCTAGCTTTTCTTTATTCTTTTTTTGATATTCTTTCTTTCGAGCAGCTATCTGTTCTTTAGTTTGAGACATTGTATTCCTCCACTTGTTCGGCATACTTTTTAAGCAGCCATTCGTTATAAGTTTTAACATACTCTTCTTTATCTAAAGTAATTGACCCAAAGGATGAAGTTTCATCACAATAGTCTAACCACATACGAGTGCAAAACTGATTAAATGATTTGTCCATTAAAAATTCTCATGTAAAGATTTAAGTTTTTCTTCAGCAGCAGTTAGTTTGTCTAATAAATTATCCATTGAAGTAATTAATTCAGGATGTTCTGCTACACCTACTGAGGATGAAAAATATACTAGTAGTTCAGCTTTAGCTATGGCTACTTGCCCTTCATATAATTTATGAAGTGCATCATATTTACTTTCATATAATTTATCACCTTCATTTTGTGTCTTCATTCTTTTCTCCTTTTGATTCTGTCTGCCAACAATTTAAGTTAGCAGCTACTGTTCTTCGTTCTCCTTCACCAAAGAAAGGATACACCATATGTTGCATCCACGAAGGGAACATTAATTGTCTTCCTACTATAGGCTGTAGTGATATAGATTGTGGTGGTCTTAATTTTTCTGTATTCATAATTTCATTACGACCATAAGTAAACGCTAAGAAACCATCACATGCTCCTGAATCATTATATAAAGAAAATTCTTTAGGGTTCTGTTGAGCATTTCCTTTCTTACCTATTTGTTTAGGTACTTTAGTCCATGTAGTTGTAGATATACCCATAAGAGTTTTCGTACCATGATCATGTATAGGATTATAGTCTCCTTCATAACTATGTACCGACCACAATTCATCTATATCTACCATTCTATTTTTATGGTAGTGTCCTGTTATATTTCCAAAAGCTTGTAAGTAGGCTACTCCCATAGAGGTAAGAAACGTATAGTAATCTCTTAATAGTTCATGCTTATGATCCATTAGTAGTTGTTCTCCTTGATGAATCTGACCTACTAAAGTATGAGCAAGAGATTTTTTTTCGGCTGTCTCTCTATATTCATCTAAATAATTATTAAGATCATCCACTAACTTTGGAGGTACAGTACATTCTAACAATACAACAGCAGGTAGATTATGTACTTGTAAATTTAATTCTTCTGTATTTAATTCCATATTATTATCCCTCGCAACTTAAACATTCAACGTCTTCTAAATTAACTCTTGGTATTTTTATGTTTACATTCTCAGCAGACCTAGCTGCATCTGATCTAAAATAATATAATGATTTTAATTTATTCATTGCGTACCAATGTACATCATTAACATATTGTAAGTATTCATCATGTACAGTTTGAGACTCTGTAGCTTTAGGCATACTAAAAAATAAGTTTACGCTTTGGCTCTGACAAATATATTCTTGTCTCATATGTGCATGTTCAACTAAATATATTTGATTTATTTCAGGTGCAGTTTTAAATATATCTTTCTCATCTTCATCTAATATATCTACATTTTGAACAGACCCATTCTCTATGGTTATTTGTTTCCATAACTTTTCACGTTCATCTATAGTAAGTCCTTTCTTTTTAAATAGCTTTTCTAAAAATCTATTCCTGACTTGGTACGAACCTGATAAAGTTTTGTGCGTATATACGTTAGCACGATATGGTTCAATACTAGGGGAAGTGCCACCACATATAATACTACTACTGGCATTAGGAGCAATAGCCAAAAGATGAGAGTTGCGATTCCCGCTACTGTGTATATCAGGAGCTTCGCCACGTTCTTTGGCAAGTCTTTCAGTTGACTCCAAAGCCTTCTCTTTGATTCGTGAGAAAGCCACGTTGTTGATACTAGTAGCTCGTAAGCTTTTGAAAGGTACTCCTTGACTTTGGAGTAGAGCATGAAAGCCCATCGCTCCAAGACCCAACGACCTCTCTCTATACGCAGAATAAGCTGCTTTAACCATTCCTTCTTTTTCTTCTCTAACATAATTTTTAAACCTCTCAAAATTTGCACTATAACCACCAAGCCTACTAGTGTCTACTATTGCTTCGATAAAATGTTCTAACACATTATCTAACATAACAATAAGATCACCAATAAACTCATCATTCTTTTTCCACTCTTCAAAGTATTCTAAGTTAACACTTGATAAACAACATACAGCAGTACGTTCTTCGTTAGTAGCTAACACTATCTCAGAACAGAGATTACTTTGATTAACTCTTAGTCCTAAATCTTTTTGTTGTTTTGGAAGATGTTCATTACACGTATCTATATTAATCATGTAAGGCTCTCCTGTCTCTGCTCTTGCATTTAACATCTGCCACCATAAGTCTCTAGCATTTATAATCTTAACAGCTTCACTACTCTTAGGATCAATAAGTCTCCACTCTTGATTTTCTCGTACTGCTTCTAAAAATTCATTTGTAATATTAATTCCATTGTGTATATTTAAACACTTCCTGTTTATATCTCCACCGGATTCCTTACGCATATTAATAAACTCTTCAATCTCAGGATGAGATATGTCCATGTAAGCAGCATAAGAACCTCGTCTAGTTACACCTTGATTAAAGGCTAACATCTGAGAATCTACAACGTGCATGAAAGGGATTGATCCAGTAGAACGAGAGCCGTGCCTAGTAGAAACCCCATTACTACGAACATCTCCCCAATATCCACCGATGCCTCCACCTGAACTTGCAAGCCATATGTTTTCATCATAATGATCAGAAAGACCCCTCCTACTATCAGGTACATAATTAAGAAAGCAGCTAATAGGTAAGCCACGAGTTGTTCCCCCGTTAGAAAGTATAGGAGTACTAAACATAAACCACAAATCGGAACTGTATTCATAAAGTCTTTGGGCAAGATCGAAATCAGTTTCTCCTTTAAAAGTTGCAGCAAAGACGGCTGCTCGTCCAAACGCTTCTTGTGCATGAGTCTCCTCCTCCCATAAATATCTATCTCTTAATGTATCTAAACTAAACTTGTCTAGTTTCTTTTCCTTATCATAGTCTATAACTATTCCTAAGTAAGGCTTCCTGCCTATCTTATCTTCAATCATGTGTTCCTCCTAAATGATAATCCTTATCTTCTAAAGCTATAGCTATTATAGCATAGTGTATTATTTTAAGTAAGTCCATCTCTGCGTCTGACCCATCTTTCTTACCACATCTCATAGCATACTTCATAATGTTACCCATACAGAAACCCTGTCCATGTCCTGCATCTATAATCATATCAGTTGCTTGATACTTTCCTTGTGCGTAATGTCTTTCATATGTTCCATCTACATATCTCTGTATCTGTTCTATTATATTTTTCTCATTAAATTTATATTCCATTGTATCTCCTTAATGTACTGTCTCATCTTTAGGAACTTCTGTTAATCTTCTAGTGTATTCTACTTGTGATAAAGTTGAAAGCTTTTCAAGAACTTCAATGTCTACATCATCCATAGTACTACCTGAAAAAATATAACTACCTACTACCATAATTAATTCTCCTAATTCCATACTTTCTAAATTCCAAGTAATAGTTTTTTCTACATCATCAGACATTTTCAATTTCCTTAACTGTAATTGAGGTAAAGTCTTTTCTACCTTGTTTAATTAATACTTTAATTCTTTTAATAAACCAACGTAAAGTATAAGCAGAAATTCTTAACTGCCTATTAGCGTAGATGTGAGTTTGATTCGGAAGATAATCATGTATGTTATTTATATTTACTTTATCTTTTTCCTCATCAGGAACTACAGACCTTAACCAATCAAGCATTAACTGTTTTGCTTTTCTTCTTACTTGCTTTTCTTTTTTTAAATTCATTTGTAATCTCTTCTACTTTAGGTTGTTTAACTACTTGTGTTAGATAGGTAAGTCCTTTAGCATATTTAAATACTCTAAGTCCTTTACCATTATTAGAATCTTTATGACATTCGACTTTATGTCTACAGAAAAAACATCCTCTAGGTAGTTTCATATTACCTGAAGTGCCATCAGGAATAGGAAGGTAACATAATTCAGGTGGAGTTTGCTTCTTTAAAGACTTCTTGACTGTATCTATTTTAGTCTCTATATTAGGCTTGTCAAGTTCTTCAGGAATATATAGAGCAAGTTCTCCATTTTCTTTATTCATTGCTAAGAAGCCACCATTAGAAGTGCCGTGTCCTGCTTCATATCCTGCTAACTGAGACATATAACCAAAGGTATCATCCTCTGCTAGTGTTCCATTTTTGAATTTCTTAAAGGCATAACCTGATGCAGTCTTAACATCTATAACTTCTCCGTCTATAACACAATCCATATGTCCTTCAATGCCTTTGATCTTAACATTCTTCTGTTCATCTGAAACTGTATGACCTGCTAACTTAACTAATAGTAATACTACTTCTTCTAACATATGACCATAAAGAAACTTAATGAAAGTTGCAGGCGGAATCTCTTGAGCCTGTTGTTCTGTCTTCATATCAAACCATAACTGCCTGTTCGGTCTACCTATATTAGACATGCGTAAAGTCTCTGCTGCTCTAGGATGAGGGGTAGACCAATGACGAAGAACCTCTTTCATAGATTCACCAAACTGATCTATAGTTTCTTCAGATAAGTTTAAAGACTTACCCTTACCAAGAACAGATAGCTTCTTGTAAATGTCATCTACTAATGTGTTTAATTTTTTCTTACTCATGTTTTATGATTAACCCAATTTAATTTTCTAGTTTCTGCATTATAATATAATTGTTGAACACCTAACTTTTTTTGTTCGTCTGTTCTTTTTCCAGTAGGTTTAACATCGGTATATGCTTTTCCTTTCTTACTTCGATAAGACTTAACATCTATTAATTTTATGTCTCCTTCCTTAGAAATAGCAATAAGATCAACTCCTCCTGTACACCCACAATTTCTAAAGACTTCATATCCATTATCCCATAACCAAGTTGTAGCATAATGTTCTGCCATGTCTCCTACTCTATTACCTTCAATGTGTTTCACTCCAATTCCTCCCTACTTTGTATTCGCCATCCATAGGACAACGAAGATTATAATGTTCACCTGCTTTAATAATACATTCAACGGCAAGCTTCCCAACAAAATCTGATAAATCTTCTCTTACTTCTATCTGCCATTCATCATGTATGTTACCAACAAATCTAGCATCAAGTGAATTAAGATTGATTAAAGCATCAAGCATAACCAATCCTCTCTTCATAACTATAGCACCTCCACCCTGTAATAAAGTGTTGAGAGCAGCGTGCTGTGTGCGAATTAATAGCTTCCTTCCGTCTATTCCTTTAAGCCAATGCTTTCCTGATGCTCTCTGTACCTTGTCTCTAAGAGATTTAAATGATGGCTTATTATTAAAGAATTGTTCTCTAAGTCTTTTACCATCAGCTTGATTTCCTCCAACCACCTTCCCAAGTTTTGAATCTCCTGCTCCGTAGATGAGTGCATAGATGAATGTCTTCGCCTGATCTCTTGATTCAAGTCCTGCAGATTTTTGATTAGAGGTGTGTATGTCTCCGTTAATGATTTCATTTATAAACTCCTCGTCTTGCATATAATGTGCTAACATTCTTAGTTCTAAACTAGAAGCATCAACACCTAATAAATTATAATTATCTTCAACAGTCCAACACGACCTACATTCAGAACCATAAGGACTATGTATGTTTGGAACTTGAGCCATGTTAGGTTTTCTATGACTCATCCTTCCAGTAATTGTACCATTAGGGATTACAAAT